CGTCACGCCAATGACGTGGCCCACCCCACCCACCTCCACTTCACCCCTTTTGATACTCAACATGGAGCTTGCCGCCATCGCCTGGCAGGACGTCGTCCTCGCCTTCGGTAGCCTGGTCGGGCTCGTCTCGAAGGCCTACGCCCTCGCCGACGAAGACACGGTCTGGTCGCGGTGGGCCAGTCTTCCGAACGCCGTCCTGTACATCGCCAGCGTGGCGGCATTCGCGACGCTCGGGTTGTGGCTCACCGCGGCGACGGCGACCTGCTCGATGCTGCTCTGGTTCGGTATCGGCATCTGGCGGGCGCCCTCTCAGGAACAGTAGCCAAGTGGGACGGCACCCCGCTGAAGACGGGGCAATCGGCGGTTCGAATCCGTCCTGTTCCATCGCCACTGGCATCACTTTAGATACACTTTCACACATGGGATACAAAACAGAGTGCGAGAACTGCGACGACCTCGTCGACGAGCCGTTTCTGATGGGCCAGTTCAACGAAGAGGAATACTTGTCTGGCGACCTGGGGGACCGGCTGAAGGAAGCCGGGTATGACCTCAGCGACACAATCACGTTCTGCGACGAGTGTACTGCCGACCTCCTCATCCATGGCTGACGATGCAGATTCTCGGGAGCGAGCTCGCCGACAGTACTGGCAGCGTCGCTCGGCAAAGGGCTGGCGCTGTCCCAGCTGCGGTCGCTCGAGGAGTCAGGTCGAGCGCGTCGACGTCCACCACCGCGACGGGAATCCGAACAACAACGATCCCGACAACCTGGTCGCGCTGTGCAAGCGCTGCCATCTTTCAGGGAAACACGACCGGGAGGTCGACGAGGACGTTCTCTCCCCGCCGGAGCCAAGAAACCTCTCGCCGCCGGAACCGCGAAACCTCGGCCCGCCATGACCCCTGCCGGACTGCCCAGAGCCGACTCGAACCGCCCGCTGACGAGACAATCGCTTAAGAATCGACATGGTCACTGAAACACCCGTTGATGGCCGGTGTAACTACGAGTACACACCGGACGACGACTACAGCCACGACGAGGGCTACTGCGAGGGGCACCCGATGGACAACGGCCGCTGCTTCCACCACGGCGGCCAGAAGCACAACGGTGGGGCTCCCGAAGGCAACGACAACGCGGAGAAGCACGGCGCCTACACCGACCACATCATCTCGGACCTTTCCGAACGCGAAGAGGAAGCGTTCGACGCACTCGTTGCCCAGCTCCAGGCCGACGAAGTCGACGGCGGGCCGCCCCAGGTCATCTGCGAGCAGGCCGTCGAAGCGTACCTGAAGTACAAGCGCTCGTCGGATGCGCGCTTCCTGCGGGAGTACCGGCAGCTCCTCTCCGAGTTCAACATCGTCGACAACACCGACCAGCACGAGGTCACGCACGACACGACGGAGGCCTACGCGTCGCTGGTCGGCGCCGCGAGCGAGGTCGAGGACGATTCCGACCCTGATCACGATGAGTAGCCAGTCTGTCCCGGCTGAACAGGCCGCTGCGTTCCGCGAGCGGTACCAGACCGGCCCGGACCAGTTCGTCAACTGGGCCGAAGACAAGCTCCCCGTCCGACTGTCCCAGGCCCAACGCCGGCTGCTACGCGCCGTCGCCGAGAACCGGCGCGTCGTAGTCAAAGGCGCGAACGGGCCGGGGAAGTCCTACGCTGCCGCGTGTCTGGCTCTCGCGTTCCTCCACTCCCGACGTCCATCGACTGTTCTCTCGACGAGCGGGACGTACGGGAAACTGAAACGAACGCTGTGCCGTCCGGTTGAGAGCCTGCAGCATCACGATGATCTCGCCCACCCGCTGCCAGGCCGGTACAAACACTCGCCGCCGCGGATAGACACGGACGACCCTGAGTGGTTCTTCGAGGCAGCGCGGCCGAAGGACGCAGGCGAGCTCGAGGGGACGCACAACGACCACCTGCTCGCCATCACCGAGGAGGCCGACAAGGACTCCGTCAGCGCTGACGTCATCGAGTCGCTGGACTCGTGTCTCACGGACGAGAACGACCGCCACCTCGTCATCGCGAACCCGCCGAAGGACGAGTCCAACATCGTCCACTCGCTAATCGACGGCGACAACAACGGCTGGGAGGTCGTCCACTTCGCGACGTGGGACTCGCGGAACGTCCGCGTCGACGCCGGCGAACACGACGGGCCCAAGATACCAGGCCTGCTCGGACTTGACGAAGTCATCAACTCTTGGCGGAACTGGAACGGCGAAGAGTGGCCTGGTCTCGAGGCTGCGAAGACGGCCCACCGCCGCCGTGATGACCTTGACGAGCGCTGGTATCGCCGCCGCGCCGGTATCATGCCGCCGGACAACGCCTCGGTCGCTCGGCCCTACGAAGTCCGCGACGCCGAGTCGGCGTACACGGACCCAGCGCCGTTCGCGAACACGCCGACGAAGCCACTCGGGACCGGCATTGACGTTGCTGGGCCTGGGTCGGACAAGACAGTGTTCGTCACGTGGTGGGCTCGCCAGCAGTTCACGGTTCGCTACGAGACCACCACTGCTGACTACCCCGAGCAGGAGACGGAGATCATGCACGACTCGCGCCTCGGCGGCGACCGGCGCCATCCCGTGGCTATCGACGCCGCCGGTGAGGGTTCTGGGCTTGCAGACTACCTGGACGACCGCTGGCCCGACGTCTATCGCTTCGGGTCGGACAAGAAACCGCTGACCGACGGCATGGACGACGAGAATCCGTACGGGCTCGCCAATTATGCGAGTCAGCGAGCCGAGGCGCTGGCTGCCCTCGGAAACGTCCTGCCGTCGGCGGTGTACTCCGACCGCGATCTTCGCGAGGAACTCGTCATCGGGGCCCGGACAATGGAGTATGGAACGAAGACACTCGACTCTCGTGGCGAGAACGGCGCCGAGGTCGTGACGATCAACTCGAAAGACGCGGTCAAGGAGCGTCTCGGCCGGTCGCCGGACTACCTGGACGCGGCCGCACAGGCCGTCTGGGCAGCGGAGTGTACGCCCGACGAAATCGACGCGACCGACGTGGTGGTACTATGAAAGTTACAATTCTCTGGAGCGGCGAGGCGGCGGAGGCACAGGGCCGAGAAACGACGTGGACCGGCATCGACTGGGTCGAAGAGTACCCTGACGAGCTGAAGCTCCACCCGACTGACGGCGACCACCCGGTCGTCGTCGACCGCGAGCACGAACTCGCCTACAACCGCACGGAGTGACCATAGATGCGAGATGCAGCGTCAGGCCGCTCAGTCCCCGACGAGCAGGCGCAGCTGGCGGGACACGACGAGAACGACGCCCAGCCACAGGCCCGCGACGAGCGCCCGATCACGGTCAGCTCCGAGGAGCATACCGAAGAGCCCGACAAGAGCGACATCGAGTCGTGGCGAGAGCAGTACAACACCAATCCGCTCATCGGCGTTCCGGTCCAGAACTTCGCGAGCGACGTCACCGAGCCTGGCCACGCCGCCATCGTCGAGCGGGATACGGACGAAGAAGACGCCGATGCGCCAACCGTTCGAGACGAGTATCCTGACTCGACCTACGCCGGCATGGAGCTCGATGCCGCGCTCGAACACTGGCTGTCGAACTGCTACATCGACGGCTGGGACTTCGACGCGGATTTCTCGGACCTCTTACAGTCTGTCGTGAAGGACCGCCGCGGCCGGCGTGGGACTGCCATCGTCGAACACGCCTACGACGACCCCACCGAGCGCCAGCGGGTGCTTGGCCTGCGCCCCATCAAGACCGAGACGGTCACGGCGTACACGCGTGAGGGGAAGGCCATCGTCCTCCGACCCGACGACTCGATAGCCGAAGACAGCGAGTACAACGGGTTCGAGAGCGTCGCCGTCGACGACCTCGGCGATAACAGTCGCGACGAAGCGCCAAAGACGCCGGCCGGCAAGACTGCTGCCATCGCCCAGTACGACGACATCTTCGGGGCATCCGAGCGCGAGGAGATCCCGTTCGCGCTCTCCGATATCACTGTCTCGGCGTACAATGCCGACACGGGCCATCTGTTCGGCGAGCCCGACACAGCCCTCGTTGTCGACCGCGCCGCTGCGGTCAAAGAGAAACTCGAACGTGTGGGTCAGGGCGTCCTCAACGCTGCCTTCTCAAACATCATCGCCCGCGTCGATTCGGCTGACGAAGACGTTGTCCGGAGCGTGCGCGACAACCTGGATCCCAACAGCCCAGAGACGGTGAGTGCGACGAACGCGCCTGTCGAGCTGGAGGAGGTCGACGGCTCGGTCCCCGACGCTGTCGACACGATCCAGCAGGAGATCGAGTTCGTCCTCTCGGCGATGCCGACGCCGCTGTACCGCGTGGGCTTCGCCGGCGACATCAACCGCGACATTACGGGCGAGCAGCAGGATGACTACCGAGACCTCGTTCGCCGGGAGCGCACGCGGCTCGAGGCAGATTTCCAGAAGGTGCTGCGGCAGAAGGCTGCCGAGTTCCTCGAGGGCGACCCGCACGCCAGCCTGCCGGACGACGTCGACGTCCGGCTAGAAATCCGCCCGGACGACGCCGAGAGCCCACTCAAGGACGAGGAGTTCGACCCCGAGGCGTTCCAGCAGCTGATGAACGGCCTGTCCACGGCGGCCGGGCCCAAGGGCGGTGCCGACGCGGTCATCCCGCGGCGCGTCATCATCGACACGCTGCTCGACATGGACGCCGACGAGCTGCTCGGTGAACCGATGGGCGACCAGGGCGCAAGCGCGCTGGAGCCGGCTAACGAGGCCGATCCAGCCGTTCGCGATGCCTTCGAGGAGTTCACGGGTGCGAAACTGGCCAGTCGCTACGAGCCTGGCGAGGACATGGTCGACACACCGGACGGCACCGGCCTCGTCGTCGAAACGATCACCGAGACGCAGGAGATCGATGACAACGAGAACCTGCCCGACCGCGTCGAGGCGTCGCCGGACTCGCCGACCTACGTCGTGATCGTGCCCGAGCAGACGCCGCCCATCGGGCTGTACAAGGCCGCCGATCTAGAGATGGCCGAGGTCAGTCCGGACGTCGACCCTGTCAACTCACTATCTGACGAGGCGGCCGAGGCGATGGCCAGCGGCTGTGCAGAGTGCGAGACGGCTGAACTCGGCGACTGGTCACCGCCCCAGTCCTGGCGCAACTCCTCGACGCCGGCCCGGGTCATCGCTCTCGACGCCTTCCAGTCGATGGGCGGCGACTTTGACGGCTGCGTTCGAGAGATGCGCGGCAGCGTGTCACGGCCGGAGAACTTCTGCGGTGCGTTTCTGGATCACGTTTTTGGTGGCTACACGTACTGGAGGGGCGACAGCTTCCTGCCGGGGGACTGAGCGATGCCTGACGACCCAACTGATGACCTCCGCGAGGAGTTCATCCAGGCCATCCGTCAGCGCTTCCAGCGCCTTCGCGACGATATCGAGCGCTGGGTTGGCGAGGAAGACATCTTCGGCCTGGACGAGGACGGCCAGGCCGCGGCGACAGCTGCCGACCTGCCCGACGATGCGCCGGACGTCTTCCGTTTCCAGAGCGACCGGCAGCAGGTCGGCGCCTTCCTCGACTGGCTGGAAGACCGAATCAACAACGAGGTCCTCGAGCCGACGTCGGTCCCACAACAGGAGTCGGGCGAGCACTGGACGGCTGCGTTCATCCGACAGTCCTATGCGCAGGGCTGGCAGGAAGGGCGGGCACGCCTCCGAACGGTCGGTGTTTCCATCGGCTCGCAGCTTGAGGTCGAAGAGATACTGCAGGTTCCGGTCGCCGAGCGCGACCTCCGTCGGCTGTACACTCGGGCCTACGAGAATCTGGAATCGGTCACCGATGACACTGCCGAGCCGGTTCGGAACACGCTGACCGAGGGCTTTGCGAAGGGCTGGAACCCACGCAAGACTGCGCGCGAACTCGACCAGGCAGTCGAGGGCCTGCAGCGGTCGCGAGCGGAGACGCTGGCCCGAACGGAGACTGTGAACGCATATACTGACTCGACCGTCTCGCGGTACAAGCGCGCCGGCGTCGACACCGTCCAGCACGGCGAGTGGGCCGACGCGAACGACAGTCGGGTCTGCCCCATCTGCAAGCAGCTGGACGGGCGGGAGATACCGCTGTCGGGCATCAACGACGAGACGTTCACGTTCGAGCCCGACGACGACGAGCCCGACTGGCTCGCCGGCGAGTACCCAGTGAAGCCACCGGCACATCCTAACGGGAGATGTGTAATCATGCCGATAATCAGCTGACACCTCTGGAGGACACCGCACATATGACAGAAGTACAAGTAGAGAGTCGCATCGCCGGCCTCGCCGAAGGCGAGTCGGGACACCTGATCTCCGGCATCGCAATCGGTGAGGACGACATCACGTACGGGCTCGAGCAGCAGCGCAAGGTCTGGACGGCACCCGAGCTGCGTGCTGCCGCATCGACACTCGTCGGTACGCCGTTCAAACCGCTGCACTCTGAGCAGGAGGTCGGCAAGGTCGTCGACGCGGGCTACGAGCCAGGTCGCGGCGTCATCTACGAGGCCGAGCTCTGGGACAGCAAGCTCGCGAAGGGCGTCGATGAGGGGCGACTGACCGTCTCTATCGAAGCGAAGCATGCTGACGGCGGCGAGGTGGAGACGCCGCGCGGCAAGGCGATGGCGGCGACGGATATCAAGTTCACCGGCATCGCCATCGTCCAGAACGGCGCGGCCCCATCCGCGACAGCCGAGCCTGGCGAGGCAGCAGCACTCTCGCCGGCCCAGATTCACACGGCACTTGCCGACGTCCCGACAGCCGAGCTCGACGTTGAGGGCACGACCATCGACGCGACCCCTCCAGTGGCAGTCTACAACGCTGCCCGTGAGGCGCTGAACGCCAAGGAGGAGTACGACCTCGCCGACTGTGGGACAGGCGTCGGCGAGATGCGCGCCGAGCAGATCGTCGCCGGCGACCTCTCGCCGGAGGACTTCACGGGCGGCGAGAACACGGCCATCCCGACGTATCTCGACTCTCACTCGGAGGACGTCAAGGGCATCGACGAGCCGCCGACGCAGTGGGGAGAAGAGACGTGGACTGATGGCTGCGGCCCAGTCCAGTACGCCCTCTGGGGCGGCACTGCCACTGGCACTGGTCTGGACTGGGCTCGCTCCGTCGAAGGCGAGATCCGGGCTGCGATGGACGACGAATCCGCAAGTGAGGCGGGGCTGGCGATGATAGAAGAGGTCGGCATCGGCGATGTCGTCGCCTGGCGGACAGGCAACGGAACGCTCGCCTACGGGAAGGCCCGCGGCACGATCACGTCGGGGAGCTACGACGGCGTCCTCGATGTCGAGCGGCGTGTCACGGCGCCGGCGGTGCTGATCAAGCGCTACCGGCCGGTCCAGGGCGGCGACTGGGAACCCGACGAGCGCCAGCTCGCCCGCAACCCCGAGTCGGTGGCGGTCATCGACGGCGGCTTCCCGGCGGCGCCGGCCCAGCAGATGACGATGGCAGCCGAGGCCGAGCACGCCGACGGCGAGGGCCAGCCGACCGTCCCGGCCACCTGCCGCGAGTGCGACGAGAACGAGCGGACGTTCAACACGATGCGGTGTCCGGAGTGTCACCCAGAGATGACCGAGGACGACCACCCGCCGCTCGCGACAGCGTCCGAAGCGAATATCGAAGCGTGGCGCGACGAGTCCGCGGCCGAGGCACAGATTCCGTACGAGGTTACCAACATCACCACTGAGCAAGTCACGGGCAGCGACGGCCTGGGCTTCACGGACGACCAGTGGGACGGCGACGCCGCTATCGCTGGGATGCCGAACCCGTCTGAGGACGAGGACGCGCCCGACGTCCTCGACCAGGCCCACATGGCGGTCCCAGCCGACACCGACGCTCGCGACTCGAAGTCCTCGTGGAAACTCCCGTTCCGGACCGGTCCCGACGCGGCCGTCAACACTCGCGCACTGGTCGCGATCGACTCCGCGCTGTCGGGTGGCCGCGGCGGTGTCGACGGCATCAGCGAGGGCACGATGGCAGACATCTCCGACCGCGTCCAGTCGCTGCTTGAGGCGGCGCCGGACGACATGTTCGGAGCTGGCGACGATGCCGCGGCAAGCACGCCCCGCCCGCAGTTCCGTGAAGGCAGCACCGTCTCCTGGGACTGGTCGGACGGCACAGCGTACGGGCGCGTCGCCGACTGGTTCTGGGAAGACGGGACTGTCGAACGAACCATCGACGGCACAACCGTTACTCGCGACAGCGACGACGAACCAGTCTACGTTCTGGACGTCTGGCGCGGCCTCGCCGACGATGCCGATGGTGAAGGCGAGTTCTCCGGCCAGGCGCTCAAGAGTGAGAGCGAACTCGAACCGTGGGACGATGCGCCGGAGTCGGCCCAGATGGCCGGCACTATCCCAGGGGCCGATGACGCACCGCGGGCCGAGGACCCTGGGGCAGCTACGGACGGCGACGCGACGGACACGCACAGCGCAGTAGACGCCGATAGCGACACGGGGACTGCCCGGTCGCAGGAGGCAGCTATGTCTGACGAAAACAACGACAACAACGACGAAGACATCACCGAGCTCAAGGCTCGGCTGAGCGACAAGGAAGACCGTATCGCACAGCTGGAGGAAGACGTCGAGTCCCTCCGCAAAGAAAACGACAAACTGGCCGACCAGGCCGAAGCCGTCGACGAGGCCGAGGCCGCCTTCGCCGCAGCGCTGGCCGACCACGTCCCGCGAGATGCGGAGGCGCTGCAGGCAGACCTCTCGCTGTCGCAGATGCGCGAGTGGATCTCGGATATCGACGAGGCCAGCGTTGAGGAGGCCGCCGCAGCCGAGCCGACCGTCCGCTCGGGCTCGGGCGGCCAGGAGGCCACGCTCTCTGAGGGTGAGCGCGAGCGCAAGCAGGAGATCGAGTCCCGGCTGTCGGACCTTGAGGAGAAGGACGGACCTCTCGCCGAGAAGGAGACCGAGCGCCTCGAAGCAGAACTCGCCGACATCACGGGAGGTGCATCCTAGATGAGCCTCAACCCTGGCCAGTCCCACAAGGGCGACGCCCAGCACACGGAGACCCGCACTGCGGCCGAGTCCCTGTCGTCTGGCGACGCCGTCGCGCTGGACACCAACGGCGAACTGGTCACGGCCGACGACACCACCGACACGACCGTCTACGGTGTCGTTGGCTACTACCCCGACGGTATCGAGAGCGGCGACGACGTCCTAGTGACGTACAGTGGGCCAGTCGTCGCGAACGTCGCCGCAGACGTCGGACCCGGTGTCGAGCTCGGCGCCTCGGCTACCGAGGGGCAGCTGGCTGGCGGCACGTCGGCAAAGGGCATCATGACGATGTACGCCGAGGGCACGGCGCCGTCGGGCATCCCGGACGTTCCGGACGGTTACGCCCACGCCGACATCTAACCACGCAGTAACACACGTTTCACACAGGAGGATATCAAATGGCACTCCCTAACATCGAGCAGATAGTCGATCCGCAGTCCGTCGCCGAGATGGCCGCGGATCGTGTTGAGGCACAGACCGTCGTCCGAGAGTTCTTCCAGTCTCCGCCCGGAGGCATTCCGGATGGAGCGGGCGAGTCGTTCCAGGTTCCGGTCCCAGCCGAAGAGCTAGGACTCCCCGAAGAGGTCGAGCCTGGCGCGGACACCAGCTACGACCGCGAAGAGTACGGCCGACCGGAGATCGTCCGCCAGATCTTCAAGAAGGGCTCGAAGATCCCTGAGGAGGACATCAACGACAACATCTTCGACCTGGTGCAGGACCACGTCGACGGCCACGCGAAGAACATGGCCAAGAAGCTGGACCGCGCTGCGTTCGCCGTCCTCGACGACGCTGCGCCTGCCGGCGAAGCCGTCGGCGACGACGACGGCACGCTCGGCTTCCAGGACATCAACGCCGGCATCACGGAGCTGGCCAACCGCGCAGAGGACGGCTTCACCGCCGACGCTGCGCTCGTCGGCCCCAGCGGGAAGGAGTCGCTCATCAACTACCTGGCCGACCGTGGGACCGACCTCGGTGACGAGGCGGTCGAGAACGGCATGCTCGGCGAGTTCGCTGGCATCAGCTTCTACTTCACGAACAACGTCACTGTTGGGCAGAACGAGGCTATCGTCGTCGACACCGACGAGTTCGGCTACGAGGGCGAGTGGCAGCCCGTCGACACCGACCAGGAGACGGACTTCGACGCCGACGCGATCAAGATGAAGATCAAGGCCGCGTACGG